AGCACTATACCTTTATTTATGGCATACCAAACGGATTACTTGATGAGAAGTCTATAATTACATCTGCTTCAGACTCAATTGTGTCATTATCAGCATAAGGTGTGACTAAATCATCAGTATTTACACTACCAACAACATATTTTGCACCCGACTCAGAACCAGTTAGATACTCTCCATAAACGAAACTACCGTCAATAATTCCAACTTCCATAACATCTGTTACACCATTCCATTCTTTGACTCTTGCTGTTGATCCAGAGATAGAACCAGTTACAATTTCGTTGAATGTAAATGTTCCTCCAAGTGATACACTTGAGTCTGCTGATATTGGAGGAGTGATTGTAACTATAGGTGTGGTATCATATCCCTCACCACCATCAAGTATATAAATCGCAGTAACAATACCAGAAGCACTGATGGTAGCCACACCCACAGCAGACCTATTTGGTGATGGATATTTGGAATCAAATGTATTTGTATTTGAGTCAAATGAGTATCTATTAGAACTAAACAGTGGATAAGTTCCTGCAGTTCTACCAATAGAAACAGTTGGTGCAGTTACATATCCTGAACCTCCATCAGTGACTGTTATACTTTGAATAGAGCCATTGGTAGAGATTCCTACTGTTGCTGCAAAACCAGCACCTCCACCACCAGTAACATTAATCCAAGGTGCAACTGTATAACCACAACCAGCATTTGTTAGGTATATTGCAGGAACCCTTCCTGACTTTCCATCACATGCAGGGTATTCATAAGATACGGAAGCAATACCTGTTGCAGTGGTTCCTCCAGAAGGTGCAGATGAGAAACCAACCACAGGATTGGCAGTATAACCTCTTCCCATATTGGAAAGGAAAATCCGATTAACTGCTCCAGATGGACACCATTGAGCAGTTGCCGTAGCAGAAGTACCTGCTCCAATAAGATTCAGTGTCTGAATATAACCAATTTGTGCAATCTCATCATCAATAGTATCGACACCAGTATCAATAACTTCGTCTTCATATCTGAAGAGTTCACATCTCAATTCATAGACATATGTCTTCTTGAGTTGATAGAATGGTTGTTCATGTTCAACAAATTTAATCTCAAATAATCTATCTCCCAATGGAAAATAAATCAAATCACCTTCTTTTGGTCTAGAGGTCAATTCCATGTTTGGAAGACCTTCAGTCAATGGTGCAATATAGTTCTCAAATCTCTCTTTTGAGATAATCAATTGAAGATCATCTCTATTTTCAATACCAAATTTTGATAGGATGGTACCCTGACCAGTATATCCTTCGTAATTATCGATATATGCTTCTAAAGGATATGCATTCTTGAATTCAGACTCAATGACTTCACGAATAACTGTGTTAGTCGTGGCATATGTTCTTGGAAGATAATACACCTCCACACCATACATCTGTAACTGTTCGTTGACAAGACTCTGGATAAGGTTTTGTTCAGATCTTGTACCGTTAAGAAAAAAGGGATTTAACATATGTCATCACCCAATCATGTCAAGAGGTGGTAACTCATATGTACTCATCATTCTTTCCTGAATCCTGTCTAATTCTGCTTGTGCATCATCGTATAGTTGTCTGCCATTGAACTCAATACCACCAGGAAGTTTAACACCCTGGAACTTAATTAAGTTTTGTCCCCACTGTCTCTTGATCAGTGCTGTTAGATATGGTTTGATAAATGAATCATTGTAGATTCTTGCATAATCATTGGGATCATTCATTGCCCAACAATCAAGAATTAAAAACTCACCAGCAGTTAGATCACTCCAGTCAACATCAATATACAATCGATCAGTTCTTTGATTAAAACGAATCTGTTTATGTGTGTTTAGAATAAAGTTAATTGTCTCAAGGTATGACATTGTCATTGAGTATGACAACAAATCAAAACCACCAGCACCCCAACCATTCAATCCGATAAAATCATTCAACATATACTGGTATCTTACATTGAATATACCCGTACCCATTCCATCAGGATATTGGTAGATCTTATTGACACCAATGATTGATGGAGGAATCTGAATGTAATTGCTGTTCTGATAATAAGTGAAATTAGTTGTAGTACCAGCAACATTAGCAGATGCTGTTATTGAAGTGATACCAGTTGTTCCATTTTCATCCTGAGGTGCACCAGGTGGTCTTGCTCTACCTCTTTTAATATCTTCCTCAGTAATTTCATACTTCAAATAAACCTGGGTGACACCATCAAAGTGTCTCTCCTGGAAATACTGAATGGCATCATCTACAAGGTCTTCAATCTGTTCATCTGCAACATTGATCTCCAAGACTGGAGCACCCAATTGTCTTAAACAATAATCAATCAGTTCTTGTCTAGTACTAGGCTGTGCCATCTATAATGAGACCTACTTATATGTCTATTTATTTAATAAATCAGTGATAGAATTAAGCATATTCTTAATATCCGTCACGTCACTTTTTAAATTAATTACCTCAGACTGAAGAGAATCAAATTTCTTTTTATCCTCACTCAATTTCTGTCGGTTCCTCACATATGTTTCATAATCAATGTTGTTTGTATTTACAATGGCACCAGAATGGATGTCTCTATAGTAGCCATCCATTCCATCAACAGGAATCATATTGTCCATATTATGCGAATGAAAGTACTCTCAGGTTTCTGATCATTGGTACATTAGACTGATCTGTCGAAGTACCGATAATCTTAATTCTAAATGACTTGAATGGTTTTACTTCATCAATAGTAAATTTGTACTCTTTATATTGATCTTGAGTTGGTTCTGGGACATAAGCGTCAACCTTAGGAACTTTCTTATCGGGAGTACCATTATTTGATGAAATATCAAGAATAGAACCGTTGATATCAATGTTTTTGTAACCAGGGAAAGGAACAAAGATTGTATCCTCTAGTGGTACATCTTGATCAACTGCATAGAACACTCTAAGGTCACAGAAGTTTGATACATAACCATCAAGGAGAACTTGTAATGATGTTGCTGGATTCTCAAGAGTTACATTCTTAGATACATAGGTGAATCTGTTAGGATCATCTTCAGTTCCATTAACTCTAAAGTCAGCCACATAATCTGTGACGGGACGATTAACTCTGTTCATTGTATAAACAACAGATGCATTATCCAGGTCAATGACAGGACTGATTCTAGAGTTTCCTGTCAATAAAGTAAATTGCATCTCAAATGACTTATTACCAGCAAAAGTGTCGCCATTCAACTGGATACCTTCGTTTTGAGCTGAAGCAATCATTCTTTGACCATCAAAATAGTTCTTATCAAAGATTGTAACTTGTTTATATCCCTTGTCGAGATATGAGGGCTGATTGCCAGATACACTTGAAGCAGAAATTGTTCTTGCTTGTGCAATAAGATTTGTACCTTGTGGTGTTATAGTAGTAATCTTAGGTGTAATCAAATTATATGGTAAGTTGTAAGTACCCTTGACCAATGGTCCACCTGCAAGTTTGTTTTCATTGAAGTAAAGTGGTGGGAATCCTTCAGCATTTGATGGTGCTCTATTTGTACCATTTGTATTCATCTGAACCTTGACATAATAGTAGTCAAGTCCAATAGGTGCTTCATCCAATTCAGTAGAATCCACATTTGCAAGTAGATGTGAAGTGTTGATTCTTCTGAGAGACACACCATTCAACTCATACTTGTAGACAAGTTCACCAGAAGAGTGTGTTGAGATGGTTGTATTATCAATACCTCTTGTAACACCAGTCAGAGTTCTTCCATTGACACCAGTATAAGAAATAATCTCATCACCAATCTTCACATAACCTGGGTTAGTACCACCTACACCAAGATTTTCAAAAGTCTCAAAGTTTGTTGCCAATCCTTCAATGGTAATGAAGGTTGTGGTGTCAAAACCATATTGTTGTGAAAGAGTATTAGGAGTCACATCACTTCTAACATCAGAGATTGTTACTCTGTTTACGTTAGAGTAGAGACCATGATTTCTCTGGAATACTCTGATATAGTTACCCTGTTCTGTGACGGTGATAGGTGATACAGGAATAACGTTTCCACCAACACCATTGAGTTCTGTTGTAAATCCAACACTGTTTTCATAATACAGTGGGTATGCAGAATTGGTTGTAAAGTTACCCTGTACGTTATCAAGTACAAGTGTATTATTACCAAGAAGTTCATTGACTGAAAGTTGAATACCAGAACCAAGATTTACACTTCCAACTTGTACAGGTGTCAATACATCACCAACAACGTAACCAGAACCACCTGCTCTAACTGTTGCCGCAATTGCAACACCATCATCAATCGTAATGTCTGCTGTAGCATTTACACCCTCACCAGTAATAGCAGTAAGTGCCACACCAGTATAAGTGAAAGATCCTGAAGAAGGTGTGTATCCAACACCAGCATTTGTAATCGTAAAGTCAGAAGTTATAGATCCTGCAAATGCAACCAGAGTACCTTGTGCTCCAATACTTAACTGTTTGACAGTTCTACCAACAACAAGACCACTATCATTTACAGTTGTTCCAAGACCAACTCTGATTTCTCTTGAGTTGACTGTCAAACCATTAGGATCAATCTGTGAGAGATCTGATGGAAGTTCTGGGTTGAAGAATGAAACAGAACCCTGTGCCTTGAAGTTTGCAACATAAAGATTGAATTTAAGATCTTCATACTGAGAAGGTGTCCATACTGAAGCGTTTTGAGACTTGAAAAGAGAACCAAGAAGTGGTTGCTCAGTAACCAGAATCTGGCCTGCTTCTTGACCTAATGTTGTTACATCAGCCTCACCAAGTCTACTGATCCAAACTCTATACTCTGTAGAATGTGAAAGAAGAACCAACGCATATTCTTTTTCGGGGTTCAGATAAACTGGAGCATCAAGTGTAATAGTTGTTGCTACAGTGCCATCCTGACTGAGTTTTACATCTTTAGGATCTACACTCTTGAATGAGAAAGGAAGAACCTTGTCGTTTGGAGTACCGAGAGTGGTCTCTCTTATTTCAAAGAGAACAGGAATATTTTCATCCTTAGATACAAAGAATAAATCAACTTTAGTGATGAATACACCCGTTGGATCATCAACTAAGAACGTTTGAGCAAGTGGGTCAACTCTTCTGTCTGATGTCGTTTGGAACTCTGTTACATCTTGATCTACGTCTGTGATTGTAATTTGATTCGAAGTTGATGTATCACCTATAGTCCTTCTCTGACTTACATCAGCTCTTCTTACCGTTGCATTTCTAACAGAGAGAGTTGTTTCTTGAGTTGTATCAACATCACCTTGTGAATAGAAAATTGATTCACCAGCAGTTGAAGTAAGACCTTCAACTGAACTGTTAGTTTTACTACTTGTGAGTCTGAAACTTGATCTGCCAGTCTCAAAGGTTGGGTTTGCAGGATTGTTGGGACTTGGGACAAAGTACGATGCCTGGAGTGTACCAACTCTATCAGTGATAAGTCTTACATTAGAAACCCTAGCCTGTGCACCACTAGATGTTCCAGTCAGGATCATTGATCTAGAAATCCATCCACTGAACTGTGGGAAATCTTGTGACTGAAGACTAAATGTATCAATGTTCAGAATCGTTGATGATGCAGAGTAGGTAGATGGAATTGAAATATCTCTGTTGTATGGATTACTATCATATACATCCGTTGGACTATTGAATCGTCCATACTTGTGGTTGGTTGTGGCAACTCTAAAGTCAATTGTAGGAATTGTAGAACCATTGCTGATCTGAGAACCACCATCATCCATTCTACCTCTTACTGTCTCACCAACAACAAATGTTCCATGAAGCATTTCAATCTCAATGAGTTTCGGTGTTACATAGTTGTTTACATCAACGTCATCAAAGAATGAATAGACTCTTGTAAATGGTTTGAATGAAGTTCCTGTGACACTAATATTACGAGATCTCATAAAGTTGATGATCTCTCTTCTTACAACTCTACTACCAAGAGATTCTGTATCAATTCTTTCGTTTACAAAGAACTGTCTTCCAGTTCTATTCTGAGAAAGATTGGTAGAGGTTGTTGCCCTAATATTGTTAGTAGTAACACTATTAGTAGTAGTTTCAAAGGTTCTAGTAGTCCTTTCAATTCTTCTAGAGATTCTCTCACGTTCTCTATCAATTTGTCTTGTTGTAGAAGTTGTACGAGTTGATTGATTGTTCGACAATGAAGTGTTTACATCTACACCAACAGTCTGCCAAGAATTCCAAACAACAGGAGAAACACCAGCTCTTGAGCCGTCTCTTCTTGTTCTAATATCTGCACCTAGGGCCTCAGCAACACCTCTAAATGACCCCTCCATCATTACATTATTAACTTCAAGTTCGTTTACATCAATCCAAACGTCAACCTCAGGTGTGAGTTCAATATTGCCTTGCCAGAACTGAACCAGAAATGGAGTTACATTTTCAGCTCTTGTTGCAAATGGTTGTTGTAACCAAGTTTCATCAGTATAATCGAGAGTCAAAATTCGACTACTCTTCTTGACATTTGCACCAACAACCTCTGCAAAGTTTGAATCTTGATTTGTATCAGATATAGTGCCAATACCATTTACTGCAGTTGTTCCCAATTGAAGATTAAGAGCAGTAGTATAATGAGATGGTCTAAGAATTCCTTTCTCAGTGTCAATACTGTTTCTGATACCAATACTTGTATCTTGAGGTTCAAGAGTTGTGAAGTTGTCTACAAAAACACCAGACTTAAATCTATTATTACCATTAGCATCTTCAACGAACAGATTAAGTGTATTCGTTTCAAGTTGATTAAGTGAAGTATAATACTCAAGATTTTTAATTCTTTGTTCAAGTTTAGAGATATCACTCATTTGATATCTCTTATGTTCAATGAACTTAATTTCTGCGTCTGCAGTGTTATAAAGATATGCTGGGAGGAATACACTAGCAATATTCATCACACCACTCAGACTATCTGGAAGCTTAGGTTCATCGTCTGGTGCACCTTGAAGAACACTAAGAACACCTTCTTTATCAATGAAGATTCTATCTGCTCTTGGTAAGTAATAATCATAGGTCACCGTTAGTGACTCATCAGAAGCAATGATATGGCTTGATGATTGAAGATTGCCATTCTGACCATCAACAAAATTTCTACCATCAAATTCAAATGGTGACCTTGCATCCTCAGCAACTACATAATCGGTGAGTCGTGGTCTTACATCAATAATATCAGATACTCTTACGTCTTGTACTTCTCCAATTTCTGCTCCGTAGTTATAACCAACATAAGAGTTAATAGTTGTGATATCACCCTCGTCTGCATCATCATAAGAGGATGATGCAAAATATACACGAAGTTTTCTGGTAGGAATCTGTGCCTCTCCTCTTCTCTCAATTCTAGAATAATCGTAGAATGTTCCTCTTTGACCATTAAAGAACTTAAAGTCATTAGTAACTTCTTTAGAACCCAGTTTTACGTTTGACGAAACACCATTGACGGTTGAAGACTCAAAACTAATTACTTCTGCATTTTGGAATGTTGTATCATTCAAATACGTAAAGTAAATTGCAGTATCATCAAGTTTCTGGAGATAAACTCCTTTTGCACCACTTGTTTGACCTGTGAGAATTTCTCCCACAATCAGGTCATTTGTGGTAGCAGTAATACCATCAAGTTGTGATAATGTCATATTAGGACATACTGGATCATCGTTGTCATCTGACTCGAAGATACCATAGATCTTATAGACATCAACTGTATTCAGTGAGATAACCTCATCCTGAACTCTTGTACCATATGGATAGTTACCATATGTTAATCCGTCATCTAATGTAGTAGAACCAATGCCAGATGCAGCTTTACTTGACTTATTGATGATCAAATCTTGAGATACGTTCTTCAGTTTTGTTTTTGAAGTAACGTCAGTCTTTCTAATTGTTGT